ATCTACTGGCTTTACCCCTCTAATATCCCAAACGTAGTTATTGAACTCTTTGACTAAGTTCTCACCATCTAAATTGATATTGTAATCCTGCATTAAAGCTATCCCACTTAATATACTTCCTTTCTTCTTTATAGTAGGAGTAACATTTAAAGGTGGGTTCTTCATCTTCATTTCGGATAAAAGGCGAGGCTCACTATTATCACATACAATTAGCTTCCTACCCGCTACTCTACGACAATGCTCATATATCTGGGAGGTTACTAATCCTTTTTTATATAGATGTTCCTTTAACCAAATTATTTTCCTTTCTTTGTCAACGCAAATTTCTACAAGGGCTGAAGCATCTCTAGCAAATCCGAAGTCAAGTGCGAATATTGAATCTATCTCAGTATTGAATTGTCCTATTTGCCAATCAGTAAATACAACTCCCTCTGCTTTCTGTACCAACCCCCCATAATTTGATGGGCATATTTTTCGGGTCTACGCTCCTTAATCTTTTCAATCTCGTTAACGAATGATTTAGACAGGTGGTCAACGTTGTCTAAGTAAGTTGTGTGGATATAGGTTACACCTTCTTTAGTGCCATTAAATCCATCTGGGATTCCTCTATTTTGGAAGAACCTTTGGTATATCCAATGTTCTTTTGTAGTAGGGTTTAGAATCAATATACATCTATTCTTGGCAACCTTACTTCTAATGGAGTAGTCAATCTTATCAAAGCCAGTCTCATCGTTTAGCTCTTCAGCCTCATCCAATACAAAAGTATTTACCCCTTGGATTGATTTCAGCTTTGCAGTCTGGTCTCCACTTGCAGTTTTAATCCCACTAAAGTATATGGAACTATTGGTTAGCTTGTTGGTAATCTCAGTCTTTGTGATAGTAAAGAATTCTGCTACCCCCATCAGTTCTATCTTCTCCATGAACTCGGGTATAATACTCATAGAAGCACTACTCATTGTATAACGAGTAAATAGTGTCTTTGTATTCTGTTCGTACGTTAGAAGTACTAAAAATGTATTTACAGCAAATGATTTACCAGAACCTCGACCTCCAGTAATTACAAAGTATCTACTATCACTATTGAATAGCGTTTGGTATCTAGGGTTTAAATCTATCTTGTTCCCCATAAATCATTCTCAGTTAAATATTCTGGACTATAACAAGGAAGGTAGTCTCCTTGTATTGTGTGGTGAAATAATACTCCTTCTTTATTCTCCATTGTTATCGAATTTATAGTTATTAAAACAATCCTTCCATTTGCCACTAAGACTAAACCGAATAGACTGTAAATCTCCAGTATTCTTAAACACAAAGAACCCATTATAATAAGTAGAGTAGACTGCGAAGTAATCTACTAATGAGGTTAGGTACTCTTGTTTGTTGTTTTGAATATTAGTTTTAATATTGCTATCACCCTCTAATGGGGCTTTACCAGTTGACTTAATCTGGACTTTATATAATTTGCTATGGGTGTCGACTATGCAATCATAGGGACTTGAATCCAATAATGGTTTGCTAACTGAAAACCCTCTCTTTATACATTCGGCAAAGAACAAGGTTTCCCCATAACATCCTATATAATTACTATCAGTCAAATTTGCTTTTATTTACTTTTCGGTTATAATAGTACCCTAGTATTGGATTGACGTAATGATTCCAGAAATCATCTGGGAATTTACTACTATCATTTATCCTCATCTGTTTTTTTGATTTCTTCATGGTCAATATCTATTGTTTTAGGTTTAGCAAAATCCACAACTGGGATATTCACATTAGTATTTACATTTATATCCTGTTGCTCTTTTGGTTTACCATAACGGTATTCCCACAACATCTTAGTGTAGTTGAAGTTCCCTTCAGAGGCTTTCTTGGCAATATGAACCCAGGCTTTTTCCTCACTACCAAACGCTTTGTTTAGTGCCTTGAGAGTTAAAGCATTTGTCTCTTTCTCTTTAATCTTAGGAGGTCTCCCTTGCCCTCTATAAACACCTTTGACAGCACCATTATTTTTTCTGCCATCTACTTTATTTGGTTTGTCTTTTTCCTCCATACTATTGTATAATATATCCATTACTGCTATAGTAATCCTCTCTTTTCCTGTATTTATCCTGTAGCTTCTTATAATTGTTGTTAAGTAAGCTATTTGATTCAACAAGGTCTCTGTGGATTAAGGTTAAGGTATCATACCTTTGTTTGAGCTTATTCAAATCATCAAGCAACATATAATATTGCTCAGACTCTTCCACCACTTTATTTAGCTCTTCAAGATTGGTATTATACGTTCTATCTAGTGCCTCATTAAATCTACTGTTTACTGATAAATAATCAGACCTTGTAGAATAGTCATACTCCATAATGCCCTCTAAGTTATTTATAGAGTGAAGCACAGTTGCGTGGTTCTTGCTAAATGTATCTGCAATATTCTGGTAAGTCATACTAGTATTATCTCTAAGCAACTTATAAAACATACTCCTTGCAACTATATATTCCCTTAGCCTAGTTGGCTTACTAATATCTATATTGTAATATTCAGAAACTATTTTTTTGGCTAGTTTTTTGAATCCCTTTCTTCTTTGTATTATATCTATCATTCTATTTTTGGTTTTTTAAAGTCAGCGTATGCTTCTACTATACCCTGGCAACATTCATAATATTCTATGTCTTTGTAATAATTCAAGAGATGTCTAATCTCATCATCACTAAGTATTCCCAATGACAATGAGGCATAAATATCTCTATAACATTCTTCTTTACTAGAGTACATCGTATAAATAAAATTCCTCCACTTGTTTCTTTTTATCTATAAAAAAGTCTCTATATATCTGGAGAGCTTCCTCAGTTTTATACCTACCTCTTTCGTAGAAATCCTTACTGCATTCAAACATCCCTATCAAATAAGTCTCCTTTTCAATTACAGCAAAAGTGAAGTCCTTATAACTAATTCCAAATAATTCACAATAAATATAACATTGAACATCATATCCGAAATTATTAGCACTCCACTTAAATTTCTGAAGCCCACCTTTACCAGTAGTCTTTAAATCTACAATAAAATTGCCTCCTAATATATCAGCCTTAGCTCTAAATGGAATACCATCAATCTCCCCTACAGCAGGTACTTCAGTGCGAGTTCCATTAAGATAGTGAGATGTCTTTGAATTCATAAGAAACACATTAGCCATCTGTTCAGCATTATATTTCTCCTTCTCAGTAAATGCTTGACCATGCTCCTCAACAGCTAATTTATAAGCCTTAGAGTTTTTACTCTGGACATCAACGAAGTGAAGTTTATCATACTTCTCGGGTTCTAATAATTTACAATGAACTAGCCATCCATCCCTTAAAGCTTGATTATCACTATTCGAACTCCCACCTAAACTATTTTTATAGGCAAGTGGTGATTCAAGGAGCTTCTTACAAGCTGAGCTAGACAAGGCATTCTGCCCAAGATAATTATAGTAAAACTTGTCGTCAACCATCTGGGATAGGATTTCTTGCCTATTCCAAAATACACCATCAAGTGTCATTATTGTATTTTCCATTATGCCAAGATAGTTTTAATGATTATACGCTTTACTGTCTCTGGTACTTTAGGGTCTACGAGCTCCTCTCGCATCTCCTCTAGTAGAGTTAGTCTGCTATAGAATTCTATTGCTGACTCTTCGTGGTTTAGTTTCTCAAACATTTCTTTTGTTTTCCCCATAATTGTAATTTATTAGTGTTAATAATTGTTTAATTGCCCATTCGATTCCTTGTAATACGAATAGAAATGGACTGGTTAATACCGTAACAATACCTTCAAATAAGAAGAGTAATCCAAGTAGGAAAAAAACAAGGATAAGTTGGGGAAACCTAAATAGTAACTTAATTACCTTCATACTATATATCTATTGTTTGGAACAAATATATATAATAAAATGTTAATAAACTAGAATAAATCTAATTATTTTTTCGGAGTGAAGTTATCTTTCCAGATTGTTTGGCAAACTGAGTAACGTTGTTCTCTATCAGAGTACTCCTCTCCCATCTTAGCATTCCCCATACATCTGCGGATAAAATCTTTATTTGTCTCGTACTTCTTCGGTTTTAATAGTGGCATCTTCTTTTGGTTTTAATTGTTCTTCTATTTTTTCTATTCTATACAGTGCAACCGCTAATGCCTTTTGCGTTAGCTTTAAGTCGTTCTGCATCTTAATTAGTTTTACTTCTTTCATATAATTATTTTATAAAACAAACCCAATGAGTTTGCATTTTCTTTCCACTTTTATGTCCGTATAGTGGCTTCTTATCTGTTAATTCTAATATATCTTTTATTGGAAACTGAACCTCACACCATTTAAAAACTAATGTTCCATTAGGCTTTAGTACTCTAAAACATTCGGCAAAACCCTTTCTAATCATTTCCCTCCAATCTCCCTCTAAATTGCCATAACGTTTAGTTATTTCCCCTAGCTTATTTCTTTTTATATGGGGTGGGTCAAATACAATATGCCAAAATGATTCGTCAGGCTGCTGAATGTTTGTGAAATCTCCAATAATATCAGGAGATATAACCATCTCTTTTTTACCTGAAGGATATTCGTTTGAGTGGGTTTCACATCTCTTGTCTAAATACAAAGCTCTATTGTCGTTTTTATCAAACCACATTCCTTTAGCCCCACAGCAAACATCTAATACTTCTTTCATTTCTGTTGCTTTATTTTCTCAAGGTATAGTATAAAATCCATAGCTTCCTCTTGAGCGTGGTTTATCCAACTATAGAATTCATCAGGACTATCATAAAGAGTAGTACCGTATTTTATGATGCCATCTCTGCTCCTGGCTCTCATCTTTTGAATTACCTTTTCTACTATTGGGTCTTTGGGTATTTCATTATGGGAATATGTTGAATCCATTGTCCATCTGTCTTTATCCATTAAAATCTACATTTATTGTTATTCCATTTGTTTCCTAATCCATTAACAAAGTCTATTAAGCTGTAGGGATTATCTAGCAACTTCCAGTTTCCCTCAAGATAGTATGCTTCTACAAAACAATCTTTAAGGGGTATATCAGTATTGTCATCTCGATGGGAGTGGATTACTTTCAAGGCAATTCCTTTACTACCCCATCTATCAACCATACGTTCCAATACTAGCCTTTGCCCTATTGGTAGCTTATTGCCTTTCTTTTTAACCTCCCCTAGAATCAATATCTCATTATCGAATTCAAGAACAAAGTCTATATCAGTAGGATGGATTTTATTATTCTCAATCCCAGTAAAGTCTATAGACTGGCTAACTTGCTTACTATTTCGTATTAGGCTCTTCATATTCTTTATATACTCGTTCTAGTTTTTTATGGATGTTGTTTAGAAAGCAACTGCTACATCCAGTTGTTTGTGCCTTATCATTAAAGACTCTGTTGTATATAGCTACTAGCTCTTCTTGTTTTTTACCGGAGACCTTACTTACTCTATTGGAAAAGTAATCGGTTAAATACTTATACTCATCCTCAGTTAAACAGTTAGGCTTCTGATAAGGAAACATCTTATTGAGAACCTCACGCCTATCGGAGCATCCACAATCCTCACCTAACACAAACTTGGCTACCTTGCTAATACCAGTAGCTTCGAACACAGCCTCAACCGTATCACCAATC